TGTAACCCCGTATTCCCGGATCATTGGACGCGTGCTAACTTGATTACTGGCGGCAGCGAGCGGCCAGTCGGCTTCAACCCGCAACTCGTATTGCACCTTGAGCGCCGCGCCCTCGCTCGCTGGGGATCGTCGCGGGGCTTTGTAATGAGGAGGAGCCGTCCATGGCTTCCTTCACCATCACGCGGCCCTCGCCTCGGAAAATCTGGGCGCGGCACGCAGGGATTATTTGAGATGAAGCGATGACACAACTCGCACGCCGCAAATCTGATTGGGGCGAGCTCGGCCCGGCGATGAAGGCGCTGCCCAACGCCAGATGGCGCGCATTCGTCGAGTTTTATCTGCTGGAAAAGCCCGGCCGCGGCGCGCAGACCAACGCTGCCCGGCGTGCCGGCTTCGGCAATGCGCGAAGCACGCCGCTGGTGATGGCGCAGACTGCATTGCGGCTGATGCGCGACGAGCGAATGATTGCGGCGATTGCCGAGGAGGCGCGCAAGATCGTGCGGGCCGGTGCCCCGGAAGCCGCCAAGGCGCTGCTCGAATTGGTGCGCAATCCCGAGCATAAGGATCACGCGCGCGGCATCGGCATGGTGCTCGCCCGCACCGATCCTGAAATCCAGCGGCACGACTTGCAGGTGACCCACAAGATCGTGGACGAGGATCAGGAAAGCCTCGAGGAGTTGAAGGCGCTGCGCCATCTCGGCACTTCGCGAGAGAAGCTGCTCGAGCTGTTTGGCGGCAATGGACTTGCTCGATTGGAAAAGCTGGAAGCAGCCGAGCAGGAACGCCGCGCCCTGACCGCCAAGGTGATTGACGGCGAAGCGATCGAGGTTGCTGCCGATGGCTGACGACGCACCGGATCCGCAGCGGCTTATCAAGCTCGCTCGGCAGACGCTGTCATCCGCGGAGCGGCGCAAGAAATTCCGCCGCATCGATTTTCTCGACACGCCGTGGTGGTATCCGACCCAGCTCGCGTTTTTTGCCGCCGGCAGTACGGGCGTGCATCAGCGCCTAATTTACGGGGGTTCGCAGTCAGGAAAAACGACTTGCTGTGCTGCCGAGGTGGCGTGGCACTTGACTGGCGAATATCCGAGCTTTTGGGCCGGTAAGCGCTTCAACAAGCCGATCCGCGTTTGGTGCGTGGGGGAAAGCGTAGTGCTCGTGCGCGACACGGTGCAACGCAAGTTGTGCAGTGAGGAAGGGGAATTCGGCAGCGGCACCATTCCGCTCGAAAGCTTCACCAAGCGGCCGATCATGGTGCCGGGCGGTACCGGTGCCATCGACACGATATTTGTCAGGCACGCGACTGACGGCAAAGCTGACGGCACCTCGACCCTGACGTTCAAGACCTTCGAGATGCGGCGCGAACGGCTGCAGTCCGAAAGCATCGATTTGGTTTGGGTCGATGAGCGGCCGGACGAGCAGATTTATTCCGAGCTGCTGGCCAGAACGTCCGCGACCGATGGCCATTTGCTTGTGAGCTATACCCCGATCGGCGAAGGCGGCGCTGCGGGCATCACCTATCGATTTCTGGTCGAGGCATCATCGGATCGAGCGCCGTTTCGCATCACCGGCACCGAGGCCAAGCACATCACGGCCGAGCGGCGTGAGGTGCTGGCGCCGAGCTATTCCGATGCCGAGCGCGAGACCCGATTGGAAGGGACGCCGCAGCTCGGTGCCGGTCCGGTGTTTCCGCTCGAGCTGCTGCCGAGCGTCATCAAGACCTTCGATGCCAATGCGCTGCCATCATGGGCTAGACACTGCGTCGGTATCGACTTCGGCTTTGCCGGCGGCTTTGCTGCGGTGCTGATCGCTTGGGCGCACGACACCGGCGACATCTGGGTGATTGATAGTTTCATGATGCAGCAGAGTTCGGCGCTCTATCACGTCCAGCGCATTCACAGCATGACGCAGGGCCTGCGCATTCCGATCGCCTGGCCGCACGACGGCCACGTCCACGACAAGGGCTCCGGCTTGGCGCTCGCGCAGCAGTACAAGGGCTTCGGTGCCAATATGCTGCCCAGCCATGCCATCAATTACGGTGCAGACGACTATCGGGTCGAGCCGGGGCTGCAGGAGATCCGCGAGGCGATGTTCTGCGGCAAGCTGCACATCGCCGGACACAACACCGAGCTCATCGAGGAGATGCGCCACTATCATCGCGACGAGGATTTCAAAGTGGTCAAACAAAAGGACCACCTGATCGATGCGTTCCGGTACGCACTCATGATGCGTCGCTCCGGCAAGCCGAAGCTCGAGTGCGAAGGCGTCGGCTTCGGGTCCATGCCCTATGCCGGGCACCGGCCGGAGCGCCGGGGTGAGCCGCAGATGGCGCGCGGTATAGCGGGCCAGGATTGGGATATATTCACGGGCCAGTCACTCAGGGAATGAGCGGCTCATTTTTTACGAGTTCCGCATGAGAGCCAAGCGCCACCCGCCGCGGCCGGAAGTCATCGTTCGCGATCCCGATATTGAGCCATCATTGTTCCAGAGCTACCCGAATTTGCGGGACGGCAATCCGCTGCACCGGTCCAAACCTCTGAACGCTTTGACGGTAGCCTTCGCGGTCTTCTGGACCCTCTCGGTGATCTGGATCGGGCTCGCCTATCGTCGGTTGCGTGGCATCGGTCGGTGACGGCGGGATACTCGCCTGATCGTGTCGCGACGGCAGGCGCGCGGCATCCCAGGTCAGGATTGGGATATTTTCAGCGGTCAGCCTTTGTGACGGCCACTACAATTTTCCCCACTCGTTTTTCCACTCGCCACTCGCTGCGGAATAGGACGCCGCGCGGTAGAACGACGCCGCGCGGTCACATTGCGGGCAGCGAAAAACGTACATGGTCGGACGAACGTACAGGGTCGGATGGCTTGTGGCGCTGGTCGTTGTCAAGTTCGTGTCACAGTCGCAGCGCAAACAGGGTGGTGGAGTTAGCGTCCTCATAGACCCTCAATATACCTCTCGCGTTGGCAGTGCGAGTAGGATGTGTGGGGGATCGTTTACAAAGTGTTAAGCATACTGGCGCGCGGGGTCGCCGGTCAGGATTGGGGACATTTGGACCGGCCAGCCGCTGTGAGGAGGTAGGGCCGTCACCAGCCCCTAGCAAATATTGGGATCGGGACCGAGGATCCCCCTGGACAGGCGATAGAGACTGGCCCCATAGGTCTGTATGCGGCAGGTGTCACGAATGTGAATCCGTTAGTGATCAAGAAGCCACCTCCACCGTTGGCTGGCCCATTATCGTTGATCCAACAGGCATTACCTGCCTGCATTTGCACCAAAAACCCGTTGGGTGGGACGGCACCATTGAATAACATTATTGATGCTTCTGTTACCGGGATAGCTGTGCTCCCGTCCATGGGGCGGCTTGGAACGGCCGTAGTCGCGGGCGCGACATAGACAGGGCAAGCGACTGTGCCGGTATGCTGGCATTGTGCTTGAGCAGCAGAGACGCAGGCCACGAACGGGATGAACGCAACGACAAGTGCAAAAGCAGACTTCGCGTGCCGATACATGATGGATTTCCTCCGGGCTGAAGCAGAATTCCCTGCGCTACTCTACTCAGCAGTAGCGGCGACTGCTGCTACTGCAACCCACACTCGTCTTCATTGCAGTCGCGTGATGATCAGCCAGCATTTGCCGGGTGTGATGCTTGTTGTTGGTTCCGTGAAGAACTGAAGGGTGGTGTTGGGAGCCCCAACCGAAACAAGCCGGTCCCCTCCAACGATATCAAAGCCGTCGCCAAGAGTTTGGATAACGCGCCAAGAAGTGGTAGCGACACTGTTCAGGTTCGCCATTATGTCAATTCTGTTGGTGGTATCTCCAGGACCCAACCCGACGCCGGACAAATGGATTTGATAGATACCTAGTTGCAGTATGAAAGAGCTAAATTGTGCCCCCGTGGTGCTGATGCCCGACCCAAAGCTGACTCCGCCACTTGTGAAACTAAGCGGTACACCCGGACCAATTGTAAACGCAGCGCGCTGATAGTTACTTGCGGCAAGAGCACCTCCGCTCGGCTTGGGAGTAGCAAGGTGCTGTTGGGCGTTTACGGGTGCCAGCGCCAAAGAGGCCACGACAAATATTCCAGCAATTCCTGCCGCTCGCGGCATGATGTTTCTCCTGCGCTTCAAGCGCGTTCGGAGACTTCCATATCGCTTCGCCCGGTGCCGGACTTGTCATTCCGAGCCAAACATTTGTTCGTTGAAGAACCCGCAATCGAGCAATGGGGGCTAATCCCTGCGCGACTCTACTCCGGCGGTAGCGGCGACTGCTGCTACTGCAACTTCGTAATAATCAGCGTCGAGTAATAGTCGCTGTTCCCACGCACGCCAGGGCGTGAAAAGCGTTACCCGATTTGATACCCCGAGCTGTCCTGAACACTTAACTAGTTGAATAAGTTAGTATTTTAGCTCGCAAATGCGCGAGCGATAGTCGCGCATCTTACGCCAACGGCACTGCCTATCGACGTCATGCCCGCGCTTGGCGCGGGCATCCACGTCTTAAACTTCGTCCCGCATCAAAGACGTGGATGGCCGGGACAAGC